GCCGCTCGCGGCGCGGCTTGACAGGGGCGGAGCTGGACCGGACGCGCCGTGCGGCGGGACGCCGCCGTACCGGACGGGTCGAACGGGCCGGCTCTCCCGCAGGCCGCGCCGTGGACGGTGGCGGGAGCGGCGGAGCGAAGGTCGGCGGCGTGAGCGCGTCCGGCTTCCACGGACGGGGCTTGTCCGAGTCGTCGTCACGCTCCCGGGGCACGGCCGGTCGGCCTCAGCGACCGCTGGCGAGGAGGGCGACGTAGACTAGCACCAGCACGCCCAGCGCCAGCACCAGGAGCCCGAGGTCGCGTCCCCGCCGTACGCGCCGCTGCTGACGCTGCCACGCGGCCCGACGGGCCTCGAGGTCGTCCATCTCATCCACGGGTGGAGTGTGTCAGGTCCTGGGCCGGCACCGCGAGAGGCGGGCTGACAGGAGCGGCTACTCGGCGACCAACTCGGTGCGGGCCTGCTTGACCGCGACCGTGACCGGGTCGCCGATCGTGGTCGCGGTCCCGTTCACCGGCTGCACCGGACCGCCACCGATCCGGAACGTGCCGGTCCAGTCGATCACGACGTACGCGCCGCGCGAACCGGACTGCCGGTAGGTGTGCAGGAGCCGGCCCTTCGAGCCGGCCACCGTGGTGCTGTCGGTAGCGCCGTCACCGAAGTGCCAGGTCCAGCGGGACGCCGTCGCCGTGATCACCACCGGCTGGCCGAGGACGGTGAGCGGGATGTCGTAGCTCTCGGGGCTCGATGTCGTGAAGATCGTGTCGATGTTGACCAGGGTGTCCGGCTCCGGGGAGATCTCCGGGACGCCCTTGAGTGCGACCACCCGCTGGAAGTCCCGGTTGACGACCCCGGCGACCGCCACGGCAGGATCGACCTGGGGCGCCTGCGGGCCCAGGCAGACAAACGCAGGTGACGTGACCTGGACGAAGGGCGGGTCGTCACCCAGGATGCGGGTGTCCACCGTGCGGCGGTAGACCCAGAACCGGGTCTGCTCCGCCACCGGACAGCTGTTCAGCGCCGTGTTGCACAAGATGTTCCCGGTGTCCGTCCCGCTGCCGGTGCAGGTCGCGACATACCGGACCTCGTTCCGCAGCGGGGACGCCGGACGGGTACGACGCCCAACGCCGCCCGACCCGGTCGGCCGTTCGCTGCTCGTGTCACCGCTGGACACCTCGAACGCATCACCTGCCGCTCGGCCGCAGGCCGAGAAAGACCTACGGTCACACGTGTCCGGATCCGCCGTCTCGGCTTGCGCGGAGCTCCCTTGCAGAGGGCTACCCAGCACGAGGGCGAGAGTGAAACAGAGCCGGATCATGGAGACACCGGCGTGGCGCGAAATCCGAGCACGATCCATCCTTGCGGCCGACGCAAAAGGCGCATCTGTGCGTCCAGGGGCGGGTCGGGCGGAAGTTCCGCGGTGATCGCGCCCGACTCATTGACGAGTGTCGCCGCCGCACGTTCGTAACGGATGTTGACGACCACGCCGCCGTCCACGAGGGACGGCGACACTGCGTCGAGCACCGTGATGTCGCCGCCACACGTGACCTCACCGGCTTCGTTCGATCCCTTGACGGCTCCGATGAAGTCCCGGCATCCCGAGCACCCGGCATCGCTCAGCGACTCGAGCTGCGTGGCGTCCGCCGTCTGGAACGCCCGACCGATCACGTCGAGGTAGTAACCCGCAAAGGCGTTCGCGGCTTCTGGCGTCGCCGCGTCCGCTTGGGTCGGCAGGGGCAGCGGCGCCTCGGCTGTCGGCGATGTCGAAGGGGCCGGTGGCAGGACGGTCGGCTTCTCGTCCTTCGACGTGCACCCGGACAGCACGACGGCCAACGCCAGCAGCGGCCCGACGGTCCGGATCATCACAGGCGGCAGGGTAGCGGCTTACACGCGAGTAGCCGGGTACGCCTGTGGACAACGAGGTGACTGCCTCTTCTCCCATGTCGCGGCATGCGGTCGGTGCGCCAACCGTTGACCAGCAGCCCGCCCGGACGCGGTGGGTAGCGGCCCGCACACGACCTCTGCCGCTGTGCCGGGCACCAGGAGGAGCTCAACATGCCGGCGAACAGCACGACATCGAAGCGCTCGCCGAGGTCAGGACCCGGGACAGGTAACCGGTCACCGCGACCTCGATATCCTGCCTCCCGATGCCGGGGATCCAAGGCGAACGGTGAGCAGCCGGCCGCAACGACGTACCCAAACGGTGCTCGCGCCCGACCGACAGCAGTGAACCGCAAGGTTAACCGGGTGGGTAGCGTACGTCGGCGCGCGCCAGAGCAGACCGCTCTGCAAACGTCTTCTCCACAACCCTTCCCAAACGGGGCTTCACGATGTAGTATCGAACATGTGTTCGATGATTACGCCAGGCATCGCCAGGAGGGCCGAAACCCGGTCCTCGGCTCTGTTCTGCCGGTCGCGGACCCGGCCGCGACCGGGGCAGCCCGCACAGGAGTGTCTGCCATGGCCCCGGCCGTGGCTGCCGTCAGGTGCGCGCTGTCACCTCCGGTGCAGGCGCTGGCCGACGCGGTCGGGGCGGTGACCGCGCAACTGCCCACCGAGCTGCCCGGCCCGCAGGCGCTGGCCGACGCCGCCGAGCTGCTGGTGCAGGTCGAGCGGTTGCGGGGGTCACTACTCACCCGGCTGGCCGACATCGACACCCGCAAGCTACATTCGCTGGACGGCGCGCCCACCACCGGCACGTGGGTGGCCCGGCAGCAGACCAGCCTGGACCGCGGGGAGCTCGCGCTGGCCCGCCGGCTCGCCGCGCTGCCCTGCCTGGACGGGGCCGTGCAGGCAGGGACGCTGTCGATCGCGACCGCCGAGCGAGTCGGTAAGGCGCTGGCAAGGCTGCGCCGGCACCTCGACCGGTCCGACGGCCGCATCGACGGCCAGCCCGGCGAGCCGGTCATCACCGCGGTCGTCGTGGACGGGGTGCGGCAGCAGGTCTGCGAAGCCCTCGGCGGCCTGGCCGACGACGACCCGCGGCTGGCCGCGCTCCGCACCGACCTGGACCGGATCGCCCACGGGCCGGCCGGCCAGCTGGCCCGGCTCGAAGCCGGCTTCGTCCTGCTCGCCCAGCAGCTGGAGGCCGCCCAGCTGCCCGGGGCACTCGGCCAGCTCGTCGACGCGCTGCTGCCCAACGAGCTCGAACGACGGGCCGAGGACGGCCACCGCAACCGCGGCTTCGGCGTGAAGCTCAAGGAGGACGGCTCCGGCTGGCGCGTCTGCGACGGCGACCTGGACCTGGAGTGCGGCGAACTGCTCGACACGTTCCTTCGCGCCGAGATGGCCGCCGATGCAGACCCGCACGACACCACCGCGTACGAGCAGCTCCGCGCCGACGGCTGGCAGTCCGGGGACGAGCTGCCGACCTGCGGCGGGCCCCGGTCGCTGCGCCAACGCCGGCACGACGCGCTAGCCCACGGCCTACGCCGCTACCTCGACAGCGCAATGACCGGGCTGCGCGACAAGATCGCCCCGCACCTGACCGTGACCGTTGGGGCCGACGCCCTGGACGGCGCCCCCGGCGCTCGGCCACCCGTCGCCGCCTCCGGATGTTCACTGCCGCCCAGCCTGGTCCGCCGCTGGTCCTGCGACAGCGCCCTCGCCCGGTTCGTGCTCAGCCTCGGCGGCAGAGTGATCGAGACCAGCCATACCCAACGCACGCTCACGGCCCACGAACGGCGGGCCAAGCACCTCGAGACCGGCGGACGGTGCCAAGGCGCAGGCTGCAGCAAAGGCCCCGGCCACCGGCTCATCCCGCACCACGCGACCCCCTGGGCGACATGCGGGACCACCAGCCTGGCAGACACCAACCCTTCACGATGCTACCGTCTCGCACATGACGATGACGGCGGAGCGACCGGACGTACAGACCGCAGTGAAGGCCGCCGTCTACGCGCGGATCTCCTCCGACGACGGGACGGCGCTCGGCGTCGCCCGGCAGGTGCAGGACTGCCTCGCGCTCGCTGAGCGGCGCGGTTGGACCGTCGTGGACACCTTCACCGACAACGACGTGAGCGCGACCAGCGGGCGGGTCCGTCCGCAGTACGCCCGCATGATGGAGGCGCTGAGCACGGGCCGTCTCGGCGCCCTGGTCGTGTGGGACGTCGACCGGCTCACCCGTACGCCACGCGAGCTCGAGGACGTCGTCGACCTCGCCGAGAAGCGCGGCGTGGCCCTAGCCTCGGTAGGTGGAGAGATCGACCTGGCCACTCCACAGGGCAGGCTGACAGCGAGGATCAAGGGCTCAGTGGCGCGACACGAAACCGAGCAGCTCGGCCGCCGGGTCAAGCGCAAGGTGGCAGAGCGGGCCGAGGCCGGTAGGCCCCACGGCCGGACTGCGTACGGCTGGCGACGCGAGCAGGTCCTCGACGACCAAGGCCGCCGGCTCGGCTCGAAGGACGTGCTCCACCCCGAGCAGGCCGAGGTCGTCCGCGACGCCGCGAAGGCCGTGCTGGCCGGGGAGTCGCTGCGCGGCCTCGTCGCGGCACTCAACGAGCGCGGGACGCTCAGCCTGAACGGCAAGCCTTGGACCAGCACCACCCTCCGGCTGGTCCTGCTGCGTGAACGCAACGCCGGTCTGCGCCTGCACCAAGGCCACGTCGTCGGCGCCGGGGACTGGGAGCCGCTCTACGACGAGGACACGCACCGCCGCGTCGTCGCGGTCCTGACCGACCCCGGTCGGCGCACGAGCACCGGCAACGCCACGAAGCACCTGCTGGGAGGGTTGGCCCGGTGCGGCGTCTGCGCAGGGCCGATGCGGGTCCTACCCGCGGGCAAGGGCCGTGCGCAGGACACCTACGCCTGCAAGCACAGGTTCTGCACCCGGCGGTCCCGCGAGCCACTGGACGACCTCGTGGTGCGGATCGTTACTGGCCGACTGGCGCAGCCCGATGCCGCTGCGGCGCTCGCCCGCACCGATGGGACCGAGGCGCAGGGAGCAACCGACAGGGCCGCCGCGATACGCGCCCGGCTCGACCTCGCCGCCGACTCCTACGCGGAAGGGGAGATCGACGCCCGGCAGCTGGCCCGGATCACCGGCAAGCTCCGCCCCGAGCTGGAGCAGGCCGAGCAGGTCGCCCGCGCCGCGAGCACCGCCCCGGACCTGCTCGACCTCGCCCAACCCGACATCGCCACGCGGTGGGAGTCCCTGCCGTTGGCCCGTAAGCGCGCCGTCATCGACCTGCTGCTGCACATCGAGGTGCTGCCCGCGACCAAGCACGGCGGCGCCTTCGACCCGGAGTCGGTACGCATCGTCTGGAGGACGTCGTGAGGAAGATCGAGGCGTCCAACTCCTCAGCCTGGCGCGCAATGGAGAAGCTCAGCCATCACCAGATCGTTGGGAACTTGCTCGGCTACGAGCCGTTCGTAGCCGCGATCTCTTGCCCGGGTCGTGGTGGCGACGGTCAGTTCCACCCTCAGCCGCTGGACAAGGACGAGATGCCCGTGGTGATTTTGACCTGCCCGAAGGGCCACCCCATCCGGCGGCTGACGGTGGAGGTCGACCGGTTCGCCAACATAACGGTCACGTCGCCTGGGGGGGGAGATGGACAGTGGGCGCTGGATCTCGCTGCACCGGCAGGAACAGAGACACTTCCCCTCGACCAAGTCACCATGCTGGGGCAGCCGAACTGGCCGGCATCCAGCAAGGAGATGTGGTGCTGCTACCACGACGACTGCGAGACTGCCATCGAGTGGGGTACGGCGTACTGCGAAGCGCACCGAGACGAGCCGATGCCAGACGTTCCCGAGTACGTCTGGCAGGAGCGACTCACGGTCACCTGTCCTCAACCCAAGTGCACGTATCGCGGCGTCCACCGCCGGGACTCGCTGCTGATCGACTACGCAATCGCAGTCGCGACACACCGGCAGAGGATGCGGTTGCAGAGCTGAAGCGCGGACTGGGGGTACTGTCTCGTCCTAGCAGCGGCTGCGGTTCGGCCGGGTCCGCTCGCTACCGACTCGACACGGTGGGATGACCTCCCAGACGTCGAGTACGCGCTCAGCGCGGGTCCTCAGCGGGACTCTCCCTAGGAGAAGTCCGCCCGCTTGGAGAGACCGCCGTGCCGCACATCCCCGTCTCCGTCGATGATTACGTCGCCCGGCTCGTCGCCGCCGCCCAACCGCTCTCCCCTGACCAGCTCGACCGGCTCACGGTGTTGCTCGGCGACCGGCAACCGCTGCACCCGAACGATCTCCGCCGGGATCTCGACTTCCGGGAGGAGCAGGCCGGCCGGTTGCGCCGGCAGGCCGCCGCACGTCGCCTACCCGTCCTCGCCGACGGCCGCCGCGACCCGGCGTCGGTGACCTGATGCTCGACTTCCCGACGCGCAAGTACGCCGACGAGGTAGCCCCGGTGCTGACGCTGCCCCGGCGCACGCACTGGAACGCCGTGGACCTGCTCGCCGAGAAGTTCCCCGAACCGCGCTGGGCCGTGCCCGGACTGGTGGCCGAGGGCCTGACGCTGTTCGTCGGCGCGCCGAAGGTCGGCAAGAGCTGGGCGGCGTGGAACCTGGCCGTGGCCATCGCCTCCGGTGGCATCGCCTTCGGCAAGATCGCCGTAGACGAGGGCGACGTCCTCTACTTGGCGCTCGAGGACACCGGGCGCCGGCTGCAGTCGAGGCTGCGCAAGGTGCTGGCCGGCGACGCACCGCCGGAGCGACTGACGATCTCCACCACCTGCTCCACCCTCGGCAACGGTGGGGCCGAGGAGATCGGCGGATGGCTGACCGCGCACCCCGACGCACGGCTCGTGATCGTCGACGTCTTCGCCCGTATCCGCGGTCGGGCCGGTCCGCAGTCCAGCGCCTACGAGTCGGACTACGGACCCATGTCGGTCCTGAAGGACCTGGCCGACAAGCACGGCGTCGCCATCCTCGTGGTGCACCACACGCGAAAGGCCGACGCCGAGGACTTCCTCGACGTGGTGAGCGGGACGCAGGGCCTGGCCGGCGCCGCTGACTGCATCGTTGTCCTCAAGCGCAGCAGAGGCACCGCGGACGGGTTGCTGCAGGTCACCGGCCGCGACGTCGAGGAGGCCGAGTACGCGCTGAAGTTCGCGGCCGATCTTGGCGCCTGGCAGATGCTCGACGGACCCGCCGCCGACTGGACCCTCGGCGACACCCGGCAGCGCATCCTTCGTCACGTCCGCGAGCACGGTCCTGCCACACCGTCGCAGCTCGCCGAGGCGCTGGGCATCGAGGCCAACACCGCGAAGTCGACCGCGTGGCGGATGGCGAAGGACAACCAGCTCGACACGGCCGAGGGTCGCTACTTCGACCCGCTGCAACCTGCAACCCCTGCAACCCATGCAACCCGGAGCGTTGACGAGGGTTGCACCGACCAGGCACCTGCAACCGAGATCCACGCTCAGGGTTGCACCGGTTGCACGGGTTGCACCTCGTGAGCAACCGTCGGCGGCTCCGTCCACAGACGCGTTCCTCGGTCCCCAGCGCGCTCGACGCGATGACCGGCCACCGCATGCCCGGTGGCTGCGACGACTGCCACGCCTACCAGACCGTCACGAAGCAGGCGACCGGCGTCTATGTCCTCGCGGTCTGCCACGACGACGGCTGTCCGCTCTACCGAGGGATGACCCCATGACCAGCGACCCCCCCAGCTGGCGGCTCACGCGGGACGGAGCCGTACGCCTCTGCGAGTACCTGGCCGCGACCACGCACTGCCCGGACTGCGCCAGCCGGGCGAGCGTCGAACACCGCGACCGGTCCGTGAGCGTGCGACTCACCCACTCCGCGAGCTGCCCGCTGCTCGCCGGCGTCACCGAGGCGCCAGCATGATGAGGCCGTGCGCCGACTGCGGCGTGCCGAGCGACACGACCCGCTGCCCGGACTGCACCGTCGAGCGCGAGCACCGACGCGGCTCGGCGACCAGCCGTGGCTATGACGCAGCCTGGGCACGCCTGTCCGCACGAGCCCGCCGGCTCTCGCCGCTCTGCGAGGACTGCGGCAGCACCGAGAACCTGTCCGTGGACCACACGCCCGAAGCCTGGAAGCGCAAGGCCGCAGGCAAGGTCATACGCCTCCGAGACGTCGCCGTCGTCTGCGCCCGATGCCAAGCACGACGTGGACCCGCGAGAGGCCCACAAGCCCGCACAGACCAGGGGAGGGACCCCTCCCCGAACCGCGCCAGGACCTCAGGTGAGGCGAAGAGCCCGTTACACACCGAGGTCATGCCGTCACGGCAGGCTCTGTACGGCGCTCCTGGCCCACCGGACGCCGCCTGATGCGCGCCGGACCGAAGGCTGCTGTGGACAGCTCGCCGCTGCCCTTCCTGTCGACGACGACCGGCTCGGCCCGGCTCGCCGCGTTCTGCGAGCAGTTCGTGATGGTCCCGAAGGGCACCGGGGCGCGCACCCGCATGCGTCTGCGGCCGTGGCAGGTCGCGCTCGTCGGCTCTGTCTGGGACGCCGACCCGCGTCCGCGGCTGGCCGGTTGGATGCTGCCTCGCGGGCAGGGGAAGTCCACGCTGGTCGCCGCGCTGGCCCTGTATGACCTGCTGCTCGGTGAGGAGGGCGCGTCTGTCGTCGTCGCCGCCACCGATGAGCGGCAGGCCGGGATCGTGTTCGGGATCGCCGCCCGCATGGTGGAGCTGGACGACCGGCTGGCGAGCCGGGTGCAGACCTTCCAGAGCCGCCTCGTCGTGCCCGAGCGGGGCGCGTCGTTCGTGTGCCTGCCGGCTGAGCCCCGGCGCTTGGAAGGCCTCGACCCGACTCTAGCGATTCTTGATGAGATCGGCGTCGTCTCCCGCGAGGTGTACGAGGTGATCGCGCTGGCGAGCGGCAAGCGTGACGTCTCCACCGTGCTCGGCATCGGCACGCCGGGCACGTCTGAGGACAATGTGCTGCTCGGGTTGCGGGACTACGCCCGGTCGCACCCTGAGGACAGCTCGCTGGTCTGGCGGGAGCACTCCGCGGCCGGCTTCGAGGACCACCCTGCCGACTGCGTCCACTGCTGGGAGCTGGCCAACCCTGGCCTGGACGACATCGTGCGCCGGGACGCGATGCGCGCTCTGCTGCCGCCGAAGATGCGGGAGGCGAGCTTCCGTCGCGCCCGGCTCTGCCAGTTCGTCACCGACACTGACGGCGCGTTCCTGCCCGCCGGTCTGTGGGAGACGCTGGCGACCGGGGAGGGTGTGCCGGACGGCACGGAGGTCGTCTTGTCGCTCGACGGCAGCTTCAACGGGGACGCGACCGCCCTCGTCGTCGCGACGGTCAGCACCCGGCCGCACTTCGACGTCGCGGGTCTGTGGGAACCGCCCGCCGGGGACGAGGGCTACCGGGTGCCGGTTGCCGACGTCGAGCAGGCGATCCGCGACGCCTGCCGGCGCTGGCGCGTGCGGGAGGTCATCTGCGATCCATTCCGCTGGACGAGAACGATGCAGGCCCTAGAGGCCGAACGCATCCCCGTCGTGGAGTTCCCGCAGAGCGCAGCGCGGATGACCCCGGCGACGACCGGCACCTATGAGGCCGCCGTGAACCGCGACCTGTCCCACTCCGGGCACCCGGACCTCGCCCGGCACGTCGGCAACGCCGTTCTCACCGAGGACGCCCGCGGCGCCCGGCTCGGTAAGCACCGGCGCGGCAGCACCCGCCGTATCGACCTCGCTGTCTGCACCGTGATGGCGCACTCCCGCGCCACGTTCTACGCCAGCAAGACCCGAACCCGCAGGAGAGTCGTTTCATGGTGAGCACGCTGGATGTCCTGGCCGCCCTCGGCCGCAAGATCGACGAGACAGCGCCGGTGCTGGCGTCCCTGGACGCCTACTACTCGGGCAAGCAGCCGATGAGCTTCCTGAGCCCGAAGAGCCGGCTGGCCCTGGGGAATGGCCTGCGCTCGCTGAGCGTCAACTTCCCGGCACTGGTCGTCCGCAGCCTGGCCGAGCGGCTCCGTGTCGACGGCTTCCGCACCGACGGGCCGGACTCCGCACCGGACACCGAGCTGTGGAAGGTGTGGCGGCGCAACGGGATGGCCGAGCAGTCTGCCGCCGCGCACGTCGAAGCCCTCACCCTCGGCCGCTGCTTCGTCATCGTGTGGGCCGGTGCCGACAGGCGCACCCCGCGCATCACGGTGGAGAGTGCCCGTCAGGTCGCCGTGCAGCGCGACCCCGCCACCCGTGAGGTGACGGCCGCCGTGAAGCGCTGGAACGGACCGGGCGGGGCGGACGGCACCCCCGGCCGCGCCTTCGCCACCGTCTTCGAGCCGGACCGGATCACGAAGTACGTCAGTCAGGCGTCGGTCGTCGACGGCGCCGGCATCCCGCTCGTGGGATGGACCGTGCGGGAGGTGCTCGACAACCGCCTCGGCGTCGTGCCGGTCGTCCCGCTCGTGAACCGCGGCCGGCTGCTCGACCACGACGGCGTAAGCGAGATGACCGACGTGCTCGACCTCACCGACGCCCTCGCCAAGCTGCACGCCGATGCGCTGGTGACCAGCGAGTTCTACGCCCGGCCGCGCCGCTGGGCCACCGGGCTGGAGATCGTCGAGGACGAGGCCGGCGTGCCGGTGAACCCGTTCGGGACCGAGGACGGCCGGGTCTGGCAGAGCGAGGCCCCCGAGACGAAGTTCGGGCAGTTCGAGCAGGCCCGGCTCGACGGCTACGGCGACCTCGTGGCGACGCTCACGCAGGAGATCGGCGCGCTCTCCGGTCTGCCGCCGCACTACCTCGGCCTCAACGGTGACCAGCCCGCCAGCGCCGATGCGATCCGCTCGGCCGAAGCCTCCCTCGTCAGTCGCGCCCGCGAGCGTCAGACGACGTTCGGGGCGGGCTGGGCGGACGTCGCCCGGCTCGTCGTCGCGGTCCGGGACGGCACCGACCCGGCCGCCGTCGACGTCGAGACCGTGTGGGCCGACCCGGAGACGCGGACCCCGGCGCAGGCCGCGGACGCCGCCGCGAAGCTCGCCGGCATCGGCGTGCCGCTGACCGTGCTGCTCGCCGACTCCCTCGGCTACAGCCCGGCCGCGATCCAGCGGGTCCGCGAGGCCCGCCGCACCGACCTGCAAGACCTCGCCCCGATCACGAAGGAGACGCCCGCATGACCGAGCCGACGACCCCCGAGCCCGAGCCGCAGCCCGAGCCCGAGCCGACCCCCGAGCCCGAGCCGGAGACGTTCCCGCGCTCCGTCGTCGAGCAGCTGCGCCGGGAGAACGCCGGCTACCGGACCCGCGCCGGGCAGGCCGACGCGCTCGCCGAGCGTCTACACCTGGCGCTCGTCACCGCCACCGGCCGGCTCGCCGACCCGACCGACCTGCCGTACGACGCCGCGCACCTCGAGGAGGAAGGCGCGCTGACGGCCGCGATAGAAGACCTGATCGCCCGCAAACCGCACCTCGCGGACCGGCGACCTAGAGGTGACGCCGACCAGGGCGCCCGTACGACCTCGGCGGACGTCGACCTGGCCGGGATGCTCCGGAGTCGCGCCTGAGCCCGGCGTCAACCTCGCCCGCCCGGTGCCGACGCCGGGAACGGGACTGGATGGCAGGAGAGCGGTTTTCCTTTCGGGCCGCACAGACCTTGCCAGCGCCGAAGCGGAGTGGCCCGTCCCGCGATGGGGCGGGCCGCTTCCGCGTCCTGGACCGTGAGACGACCGTCCCGTATGCTGAGACAGGCCCTGGCGGCCGTCCGCACGATGCGAGCCCGGCGCTCGACGTGAACCGCAAGCGGAACAGCTGTTCCGCTCCCCCTCACGTCTGGAGTTCCCGATCATGGCCGTAGACACCACCACCGCCGCAGAGCTGACCGCCGAGCAGGTGCAGCGCATTCTCGTGCAGCCGCTCGAGGCCGCCTCGGTCTTCCTGGCCGCCGGCCCGCGCATCTTCGACAGCGCCGGCCCGGTCCGCATCCCGAAGCTCGGCGGTCCGATCACCGATCCTGGCTGGACGGGTGAAAACGAGCTCATCCCCGAGCGCGACGTCTCCTTCGACGAAGTGAGCCTGCTCCCGAGCACGATGAAGAGCGTCAAGGTGCTGACCCGGTACAGCAACGAGCTTGCCCGGCAGTCCGTGATCGCGCTGGACGCCGCGCTCCGTGCCCGGCTCGTGGGAGACGTCGCAGCGAAGCTCGACACGCAGTTCCTGAGCGCGAGCGGGGACGGGATCACCACGCCCAAGGGGCTGTTCTCCTACACCGGCACGCAGACCCTCGCCGTGGGCGGGGCGCTGACCCTGGACCACCTGCACGACGCCGAAGGGCTGGTGCTCGCCGCGAACGTCGACCCCGCCCGCGTCCGGTGGTTGATGACCTCGCGCGAGTTCGTCGGGCTGCGCAAGGTGAAGGACACGAGCGGGAAGTACCTCGTCCAGCCCGACCCGACCGAGGGCGGCGCCTACCGGCTGCTCGGCCACGGCGTGACCGTCACGAACCGCATCCCGGACGTCCCGGCGACGACCGGCACCGGCGCGACCCCGGCGACCGGCCGGGCCGCGCTGGTCGACTTTTCCCAGCTCGCGGTAGCGCGTGATCTCGCGCCGTCGGTGAAGGTGCTCTCGGAGACGTTCGGCCAGTGGGATCAGCAGGCCATTCGCGTCGTCGCCCGCTACGACGCCGCGCCGCTCAACGCCCAGGCCGTCGTCAAGCTCACCGGCATCACGGTCTAGCCATGGCCGTCGTGACCGGCCCCGAGGTCGCCGACTTCCTCGGCCAGGGGGACGATGCCGCGCTCGTCGACCTGGCCTGGCAGCACGTCGAGATCGTGGAGCAGTTCGTCAAGGCGTACACCAGGGGCCGAGGCTTCTCCCTCGTGGGGGAACCGGCCGAGGACCTCGCGGCCGTCATCACCACGGCCACCGCGAGGCTGGTGGAGAACCCGACCCTGCTGCGACAGGAAGCCGTCGGCCCGTACACGCGGAGCCCCGGCGTCCTGAACGGCTGGACGCTGCCCGAGCTGGCCGTGCTGCACCGCTACCGCCGGCGCACCGCGTGATCCCGCGTCGGCTCCTGCCGCAGACCGTCACGGTGACGCCGCTGACCGGCCAAGGGGCGTACGGGCCGATCTACGGGCCGGCTGTGAGCGTCCGGTGCCGGCTGGACCACGAGCGGAAGCTGGTGCGGTCCAAGAGCGGCAGCGAGGTCGTCGCCGAGGCGACCGTCTACGCCCGGCCGCCGTCCGTGTTCGGGCAGCCCGGCTCGCAGGTGACGCTGCCCGGCGGGACGGTGCGCACCGTCATCGGCATCTCGGAGCACGTCGGCGTACGCGACGCGGTGCTCGTCGAGGTCACCCTCGGCTGACACCTGGCACGGGCGAGCGTAGGCGGGGCGGCGCTCATCGCTGGTGGGCCGTCTTCGCCGCGACGAGCAGCGCCCGTGCCAGCTCCGACGCCTCGCTCGGCGTGAGCCGCACGATCGGCCCGTTGTCCGGCGTCAGCTCCACGATCGCCGGCCACGGCGCGCCGTCAGCCGGGACGAACTGCGCGACGTT